CACATATAACGAACGCCGAAGCATTATGTGCAGTTCATATTGCGATAATTGCTCAAAAGGGACAGGAGATTGCAATACAATGAAAAAAATGATTAATAGATTGGCAGAACTTGAAGACTTAGAAGAACAGGGCTTGCTTGTAAGATTGCCGTGTAAGGTTGGAGATACAATGTATGATATTGTAGGAAAACCTCTTAGAATCGTAGAACACAAAGTGGATGCTTTTCATATTGATAAAAAAGGCTTTCATTTACAAATTATTAACGGAGTTTTAGAAAAGAAGCAAGAAGCAAAGGTTTATTTTTCTCGTGAAGAAGCTAAAAAGAAGTTGGAGGAGATGAAGAAGAATGATTGATAGTTTAATAGCATTTACATTTGGAATAATATTCGGATCATTTGGCACTATTTTCTTGGTTGCACATTTTGGTGGCAAGCGTAAATAGCAATAAAAAGGCGGTGATGATATGCGAACCAGGCAAAAGTCACTTGTTGATTTTGGCGTATACCCGGAAGACATTAACCGTTTAAAGGATATATGCCAGAAAGCTACACCAGAGCAGAGACACGATATTTTACATTGCTGCATAAGCTCTTGCCCGCCGGGGATTGAACTTTTGGTGTATGAATCTATTGTAACAAACAAATCCTATGACCGTATCATGAAAACGAAATACATACCGGCAAAGCGAGACGATTTCTACGCATACAAGCGCAAGGCAATGGCTATGTTTTATGATACTCTAAGAAAACTAAGAGAAATATAATACTACAATTAATATTAAAATGTGGGGACAAATTTTTCTGCCATGTATGGTAATATAGTATATATCTATGACTATATGCCATATGTGGCAGTTTTTTGTTTGGAGGTGAGAACGTGGGAATGCCAATGGGAAAACCACCCATGTATAAAACGGTGGATGAAATTGAAAAAAAAATCGAAAAATATTTTGAGTATTGTAAAGGATATCCTTTAACTGATAGCAAAGGCAAACAAATGTTTAATAAATTCGGGTCTCCCGTTTTTGTAGACGTTCACCCTCCGACCGTTACAGGACTTGCTCTGGCCCTTGGATTTACAAGCAGACAGGCTCTTTTAAACTATCAAGCAAAACCAGAGTTTGTTGACACGATTACGCGCGCGAAAGCAAGAGTAGAACAGTATGCAGAAGAACGACTGTTTGATCGTGATGGTTCCAATGGTGCTCAGTTTAGTCTTAGAAACAACTTCAAGGGTTGGGACGCTGACAAGAAAAATGATGATTTCGGAGACGGAAAGATTACGATTGTGAACAATATTCCAAGACCGGAGAAACAGGATGGAAAGTAACGCTATCAAATTGAATGAGATTGTGGCACCAGCATTTTACAATGTGTTTTGGGATATTTTAGATGGTAAACACACTTACTATGATCTGTACGGTGGACGTGGATCCACAAAATCATCTTTTGTAGGCGGCATGATTCCGTTTCAGATGATGCAGGATGCAGAGAATGGCTTAATGTCAAATGCTGTAATCTTTCGGAAAGTCGGTAATACGCTCAGAGAATCTGTGTATGAACAGATCGCATGGGGAATTGATGCGCTTGGAGCAAGTGATTTATGGGCTGACAGTTTAAGTCCTATGCAATATGTGTATAAGCCAACAGGACAAAAGATCATATTCAGAGGACTGGATAAAGCTAAGAAAACAAAGTCCATAAAAGTAAAAAAAGGATATTTCAAGTACCTTTGGTTTGAGGAGCTTGATGAGTTTGCCGGAATTGAAGAAATCCGTACAGTTCAACAGTCTGTACTTCGTGGTGGAAGCAAATTTGAAGTATTTAAGACATTTAATCCACCGATCAGCCGGAGCAACTGGGCGAACGTGTATGTGGAGGAACCGAGAGTTGACAGCTACAGACACAAGAGCGATTATAGATCAGTTCCTGTTGAATGGCTTGGTCAGCAATTTATTGATGATGCAGAGCATCTGAAGAAAACAAATCAGAGAGCTTACGACCATGAATATCTCGGTCTTCCTGTTGGACTTGGAACAAATATTTTCGAACTGTTAGAAATTCGAAAAATTACAGATGAAGAGATTCAGAGCTTTCAAAGTATCTACCAGGGACAGGACTGGGGGTGGTATCCAGATCCTAAAGCATTTCTCCGTGTAGCTTATGTTCCTAATCAGGAAAAAGTTTTTTTATTAGACGAACTTGGAGGCTCCAAGATAAGAAACAAGGAAATGGCTAACCAGATAAAGAAAAAAGGATATGATGATTATTCAATATCTTGCGGAGTTGATGAAGAAGAAAGCATTATTGACTTCCGAGATGCAGGGCTTCCAGCACGTAGGGCCATTGTTACACCGGGAAGCCGCAAATATACTTTTGAGTGGTTACAGTGCCGAACATTAGTCATTGATCCGGCACGAACGCCTAGAGCATACAAGGAAATTATCAATTATGAGCATGAAGTAGATAGCAATGGAGAAGTGATTGCAGATTATCCAGATGGCAACGATCACTGGATAGATTCTCTCAGATACGCAACCAGTCCATTGTCGATGAGAAGGGGGCATAGTGCATAATGAGTAAAATAGGAATAGAACTACCGAAAGAGTATTCGGACAGATTTGACAAATTACGCCAGAATCGAGTAGAAGTCAGCTTTTACAAATATGGCACAGCAGCAGACAACTTTGGAATGAAATTAGTAGATGCACTTGAATCACATGATATGTGCATTAAAAAATATAAAGAAACTGGAAACACAGAATATCTTTGCGATGCAGCAAATTATCTCATGTTTGAATTTATGTATCCACAGATTCCGAATGCATTTTTCAAAGCGACAGATAGCGGAGAGAGTGCCGGAGTTGCCGGAACACCAATAAATCAGCTAAAAGAAAAATGGTGACTAAATGGGACTTATAACAACGCTAAAAAGGTGGTTTAACATGATATTCAAAAAGCAAGCCGAAGAGGACTTTAACATCCAGGCGGCAGAATTCCCGGAAATGGAATCACTGATTAACCGGTGCGCGAACATTTACAGGGGAGTACCGGAATGGCTAGATGATAAGAATAATATCAAGACGATTAATTTCGCGAAATCCGTCTGCTCAGAGACAGCTAGGCTTGTAACACTGGCGATCGGCGTTCAGATAGACGGTTCTGCAAGGGCTACATGGCTTCAGGAACAGATTGACAAGGTATATTTCCAGATACGGCACTGGGTAGAATATGGATGTGCTTATGGAACGGTATTTATCAAGCCAAACGGCGAGAGCCTTGACGTATTCACTCCGGCAGATGTGATGATTGTAGATTATGACAATCAGGAAATAAAGGGGATTATATTCAAGGACTATTATACCGTTGGACGGAAATACTACACACGGCTTGAATATCATCGTTTTGTCGAGACTACAATAGATGGCGTGACAACCTATCCGTACTACGTTTCTAACAGAGCTTATGTGTCGAAATCCCCTCAGTCAATCGGCGATAAAATCGACCTTAAACAGACCAAATGGGCTGACCTCATGGCAGATACGCCGCCGATTCTCAAAGCAAATGGCGAGAAGCTGGACGGACCTCTGTACGGAGTTCTGCGGACTCCACAGGCGAACAATGTAGATATCAGTACACCATTTGGCTTACCGATATTTGCAGAAGCAATTGAAGAGTTGAAAGATCTGGACATTGCATACAGCCGTAATGCAAAAGAAATCCTTGATTCTAAGAGAACCGCTCTGGTAGATGACCGACTGCTGATGCCGAGCGGATCACCAGTATCCGCCATGACACCGCAGGCCATGGAGCACAGATGCAAAGAAATGAGCTTGCCGGATTATGTGAAAAATGTATTCGGACAGGATGAGAAAGAGTTTTACCAAGAAATCAACCCGATTCTAAACACTGATACCCGTATAAGCGGCATAAATGCTCTTTTAAGCCAGTTAGGGTACAAGATTGGGTTCTCTAACGGATACTTTGTTTTTAACGAATCTAGCGGAATTCAGACGGCTACTGGAGTAGAAGCAGAACAGCAGAGGACAGTCCAGTTTATCAAAGACGTGAGGGACAAACTGGAATCCTGTCTGGACGAAGTAATTTACGCGCTGAACGTTTACGCTGACCTGTACGGACTTGCACCTGTCGGAGCTTATGAAGTCAATTATGATTTCGGAGACATCCTCTATGTTAGAGAAAACGACCGTGCAAGGTGGTGGCAGTATGTAACTACTGGCAAGGTTCCGGCATGGTTGTATTTTGTAAAGTTTGAAGGAATGACTGAGGAAGAAGCGAAAGCAATGGTCAAAGAAGCCGAGCCAAAGGAACCAACACTATTCGGAGAGGAGTAAAAAGATGGCAGACAAGCCGGTAACAAGGGAAAAAAATACCTCGCATATCTGACAGGCGAAATTCCAAAGCCAATTACAAGAGAGTTTTAGTGAATTAAGTAAAAAAAGCGGAGAGGATTAAAACTCCTCTCCACTTTGCAATAACATTATTAACAGCCAGAATCTTCTCGCTTGGATACAGCAAATGTCCTTACTGTATTTACGCCAGGGACATTGCCATCATCAATGCACTTAGCCATGTGAAGCATAGATATAATTTGTGATGAAGACGGATGTTCTTTACCACAGTTTGGGCAAATTACCTTTTCCGTGTTAATTTGCTCGTTTACGTAATAGTTGCAATTACAAGTGCAATAAATTTTCAGTTTTAAAAACATTTTGCGACACCTCCTTAATAGGTTGATTGTAGCATATTTTTAAAACATGTACCACAACATTTATCGAAAGAGGTGATATATTATACTTAGTCCTGAATATTTACGACAAATTACAGAGGGCAGTGAACAAATTGCTGAAGAATTGCACCAGTATATCATCTCTGAGATCGTATCACGGATGATGGCAAGAATCGGCAGGGGCGAGGACTATATTCTGACCAATGCTGATGCGTGGAGAATCAGAACGTTACAGGAATCCGGTGAACTGTTAGAAGACATTCTGGCAGAACTATCCAGATACACCAAACGTGAGCAACAAGAGCTTCTTGAAGCGTTTGAAGATGCCGGAATCACTGCAATGGAGTATGATGATAAGGTATATAAGGCGGCAGGATTAAGTCCTGTGCCGCTTGAACAGTCACCAACAATGATAAGACTCATGGAACGAAATATGCTTGCGACCATGGGCGAGTGGAAGAACTTCACACGGACAACCGCAAGTGCCGCTCAGAGGCTATATATCGAACAATGCGACCTTGCATATAACCATGTGATGACTGGTGCAGTTGGGTATACGCAAGCCATTAAAGAGGCAGTTAACAACGTTGTGAGTGATGGTGTTACCGTCACATATCCATCTGGTAGAAAAGACACGATTGAAACAGCGGTTGCACGTTCTGTCAGAACTGGTGTGGCACAGGCTACGGGGGATATATCCCTGAAGCGCATGGAAGAAATGGACTGGGATTTAGTTCTGGTTAGTGCTCACATTGGAGCCAGAACGGGTGACGGCGGTCAGAATCCGGGAAACCACTCATGGTGGCAAGGAAAGATATACTCTCGTTCTGGCAAGAGTAAGAAATTTCCGCCATTCTCATTGACCGGATACGGGACAGCAAGCGGACTGTCAGGGGTCAACTGTCGGCATAGCTTCGGAGCCAGTGACGGAGAATTTAACCCTTATGCAGAACTATCGACACAGGATAAAGCTGACAAAGGTAAACAGTACGAAAAGGAACAGCGACAGCGTACTTATGAGCGGAGAATCCGCAAAACGAAGAGAGAGGTTCTTGGGCTGCAGGCAGGAGTCGACAATGCACCGAATGAAAAGGCAAAATTCGCATTACAGCAAGACCTTGACCGGAAGTCTTATCTTTTACAGAAACAAAATGCTGCATATAAAGATTATTGCAAACGGAATGGCCTGAGGGAACTACAAGACCGACTTATGATCGCTAAGTGGAACCGCCAGAACGCCGCTAAAGCCAGAGGAGCGGCAAGACGATATAAGACAGCAAAGGGGATTGACTGATGGATAGATGGGAATATTTCAATCCGAATCCTGTTAAGGATAAGAGAACAGGAGATTGCGTTGTCCGGGCAATATGCAAAGCAACCGGGCAGGACTGGGAAACGGTGTTTGCCGGGCTAATGGTGCAAGCGTGTTCTCTGTCAGATATGCCAAGTGCAAATTATGTTTGGGGAGCGTATCTCTATAAACGTGGATACCGGCGCAAACTGATAGAACAGTCAGAACGATATATCTATACAGTCAATGACTTTTGTACAGACCATCCGACAGGCACATACATCCTCTGCATAGATGGTCATGCGGTAACGGTACAGAATGGCAAATATTTCGATACATGGAATAGCGGTAATGAGATCCCGGTATATTACTGGGAAAAGGAGTAGCTAAATGAACATATCAGAATTCATACAGATTTTTCTCTCTATCTGCGGAGGAGTGTCTATTGTTGGAGGGGCAGCGGCTGTAATCTTTAAATGGATTACACCAGCATTCCGACTTAATAAGCGAGTAGAGACACTGGAAGAACATGATAAGCGAGATTACGAGAGTCTTCAGAGGATCGCGGAGCGTGATTCATTGATTCTGGAAGTACTATCAACCATGTTGGATAGTCAGATCAGTGGGAATAATGTTGAGGAATTAAAAAAAACAAAACAGAAGCTCACGGAGTATCTTGCGCAGAATCAGCGTTAGCATTAGTAAGGGGTATGCTCATGAAATTATATGTGTTCACGAAAAAAGATATAGACAGGTTCTTGATAGAGTGTAATTTCACACCAGACGAAGAAAGACTGTTCCGGTTGAGATGCCAGGAGCGCACTCTTGAATACTGCGCTGAACAGATGAACGTGAGTATATCAACAGCAAAGCGGTTAAGCCGGAGGGTAAATAATAAAATAATCAAAGTGTGCTGATACTTTTTGGATACTAATTAGAGCCAGAAACGACCTGTTTCCGGTTCTTTTTTTATGCAAAAATATAATCAGAAAGGCGGTGTATAAGATGGCATTATATAACAATCCTTATCAATATAGCTTTGGCGTTCCTGGGCAGATGAACCAGTTCCAGCAACAGCCTGTCCAGATGCCAGCTCAACCAGTACAACAGCAGCAGAACAATAATGGTATCCTGTGGGTATCCGGCGAAGTCGGCGCAAAATCCTATCTGGTAGCACCCGGGACAAGTGTTTTACTGATGGATTCAGAATCAGAGAAATTTTATATAAAATCCACAGACGTATCCGGCATGCCGCAGCCACTGCGAACGTTTGAATACAACGAGGTAGGCTCTCAGATGCCGCCTAAACAGACTGTTCAGAACATGGACAGTAAATACGTCACCAGACAGGAATACGACGATTTAAAGGGCAAATACGAAGCTATCATAAACCGATTAAATTCTTTTTCTGAACCTGTTAGGGCTAATACCGTGCAGGAATCAGCAAACAAGGGAGGAAATGCAGATGAGTAATCCATTATTTAACACACTTGGCGGTGGGATGCCACAGGGAAACGGACCAATGCAGATGATACAGCAGTTTATGCAGTTTAAGCAGAATTTTAAGGGAAATCCGAAAGCAGAAGTTGAAAAGATGTTACAGTCTGGAAAGATTTCCCAACAGCAGCTTAATCAGGTCCAGCAGATGGCAGGTCAGTTTCAAAACCTGCTGAAGAATATGAGATAGTACATTACAATCTGGCCAGATTGATGTAAATACACAAAAAGGAGATTATATTATGGATGGAAATTATAGCTTAGCAGATATTGCTGCTGCTACTGGAAACGGTAGAAATAATGACGGCATGTTTGGTGGAGATGGCAGCTGGTGGATTATTGTTTTATTCATTTTTGCTTTCTTCGGATGGGGAAACAACGGCTGGGGCAATAATGGAAACGGTGGCGGATACGTAGCCACAGCAGCTACTCAGGCGGATATTCAGAGAGGATTCGACAATTCCGCTGTGATCAGTAAGCTTGACGGAATCAATAGCGGTCTGTGTGATGGCTTCTATGCCATGAATAACGGTATGCTTACCGGATTTAACGGAATCAACACAAACATCATGCAGACTGGTTTCGGTATTCAGCAGGCTATTAATGCTGACACTGTAGCTAATATGCAGAATACCAATGCACTCCAGGCACAGCTTGCAAACTGCTGCTGTGAAACCAGAGAAGCAATTCAGGGCGTAAACTACAATATGGCGCAGAACACCTGTGCATTACAGAACACCATGAACAGCAACACAAGAGATATCATTGACAGCCAGAACGCTGGGACAAGAGCCATTCTCGACTATCTTTGCAATGAAAAGATTTCTAACCTGCAGGCTGAAAATAACGACCTCAGACGTGCTGCTTCTCAGGATCGCCAGAGTGCACTTCTCACAACTGCAATGGCTTCACAGACACAGCAGCTCATTAATGCGATTAATCCGGCACCGATTCCGGCATATCAGGTTCCTAATCCGAACACATTTTACGGATGCGGATGCAACACTGGATGTAATTGCTGATAACTTCATATCGAGAGTATCTTTCGATTGATTCGGATGTCGGCTTATGCCGTATTACACAGAGGGCAGGCTGAGACCTGTCCTTTTGTGATATGAAAGGGGTAAAAATTATGGCAGAATTTACAAATGTAGCTGCTCAGACTGTAGCAGCAAATGGAAACGTAGTATTTTCAAACACAGCAGTCAAAGGTTCTAACTGTATTCAGCACAGAGAGGGAAGTGGAATTATAACTCTAAGAGGACTGACTAATCAGTGCAAAGCGAGATTCTTTGTGGATTTTTCTGGTAATATCGCAATTCCAACAGGCGGTACTGTTGAAGCTATTTCTCTGGCTATTGCAATCTCTGGCGAACCGGTTCTTTCTTCTCAGATGATTTCCACACCGGCAGCAGTAGACCAGTATAACAATGTGTCCTCTGGCATCTATATTGATGTACCTCGCGGATGTTGCGTTAATATCGCAGTAGAGAATACAAGCGATCAGGCAATTTCTGTTGCGAACGCAAATATTGTCGTGACCAGAGAAGCATAGGAGGTGTGATTATGAGAGACATTAAAGACTTATGTGCAAGAATTGAAGACGAACTGTCCAAAATCGCAGATAGTGGGCTGACCACTGGAAACTTGGAAATGACATACAAGTTGATTGATATGTACAAAGATATAAAAAATACGCAGTACTGGGACAAAAAGGTGGAGTATTACAACGCCGTCCTTGATGAAATGCGTAGCGGATACAATGACGATTACAGCGAGCGCGGAAGAAAACGTGGCGGCATGGGGAGATACAGCCGCAGTGATGGAAGAATGATGTACCCAGATTATGATCGTGGCACCTCTTACGGTGATGAAAGTCGCGACTACGGAACCGGAAGAGGAAATTATAGCCGATCTGATGGACGAGACACTTACAGTGACTATATGACACAGAAACAGAATTATCGTTCTGGAAAGTCTGAGGACTGCAAGAGGAAGATGCTTGCCGCTCTGGAAGAACATCTTGACGAACTTACTACAGAAATGAGCGATATGTCCAAGGACGCAGAGTGCCGGGAAGAGCGTGATCTTGTTAAAAGATACGTTGAAAAACTGAGAAGTATGCTTTGACTCTTGCAAATGTGGGGACAACTTTTTAAAAAAAATGTGATACTATAATCTTGCAAGGCATGGTGAACCTTGTAGGGCTTGCTGATTAGAAGTTTTTGCTTTCTTTTTCGTTTCATGTCCTCCTTTCTTTGTGAATATGTCCTTAATAGAAACAGATTTGAGCGGAATCTGGAGGTTGAAAAGCGGATGCAATTTCCGGCATATTCATTAGTCGGCTTGACTGAATGGTAACACCTCCTTATAAATGAATCAACATTTCCGTGAAAGTCGGATAGTGGCAGGCATAACACGATAAATACCTTGCTAACCCGGGAATCCGGGTTAATGGAATGTAGCTCAGTTGGAAGAGCGGAGGACGCATAGTCCTTGACACCGCAGGTTCGAGTCCTGCCTTTCCAATTACCTTGCCAGTGGTCTAACTGGCTTAATCCATTTACCTGCGGCGGCAGGTCAATAAACACGACCAGGAGGATATTATGCAGAAACTTATTGACACATTAAAATCATTTGGAATTGAAATCCCGGAGGATAAGCAGGCAGATGTTAAAAAGGCACTCTCTGAGCATTATAAGAATGCTAAGGAAGTTGCAAAAACCCTGTCGAAAGTCGAGGGAGAACGTGATAACTGGAAAGAACGTGCTGAGACAGCAGAAGAAACCTTAAAAGGTTTTGACGGTATCGACCCGGCGAACATTCAGACAGAGCTTGCTGGATGGAAGAAGAAGGCTGAGGACGCAGAGAAGGAATTCAATGCGAAAATCTATGACCGCGATTTCTCAGACGCACTTAAAACAGCACTTGATGATGTTAAATTTTCCAGTGAGGCTGCAAAGAAGTCTGTTATGGCAGACATCAAGGAAGCAGGATTGAAGCTGAAAGACGGTAAAATCCTTGGACTGAATGATTTGATTGAGCAGATGAAGCAGTCTGACGCATCCGCTTTTGTGGATGAATCTCAGCAGCAGGCTCAGCAGAACCAGGCAAGGTTTACTACTCATGTTGGACAGCAGCAGACACCGGGAAACATGACAAAGAAAGATATCGAAGCAATCAAAGACCCGTCCGAGAGACAGGCCGCAATCGCCCAGAATATCCAGTTATTCCAGTGATTTTTTTACACCGACTATACACCAGAGTATAGTTGCTAACCCAATACCTTAACAATTATGGGTAGAAAGGATTTTTATATGGCAGCAAAAGCTAATCTTATTATGAGCAATGATATCCAGGTCACAGCACGTGAGATTGACTTTGTTACCAGATTCGAAAGAAACTGGGAATACTTACGTGAAATCCTTGGTATCATGCGTCCAATCAAAAAGACACCCGGAGCGCTTCTTAAATCAAAATATGCAGAAGGTACATTACAGGATGGAAATGTTGGTGAGGGTGAAGAAATCCCTTACAGCAAATTCACTGTAAAAGAAAAGCCTTATGCAGAAATGAGTATTGAGAAGTACGCAAAGGCTGTATCTATCGAAGCGATCAAGGATCACGGTTATGAGAACGCCGTTCAGATGACCGATGATGAATTCCTTTTCCAACTTCAGACCAATGTTACTGAAAGATTTTATGATTATCTAAAAACAGGTACTCTCTCATTCACGGAAACCACTTTCCAGATGGCTCTGGCAATGGCTAAGGGTCGTGTAGAAAACAAATTCAAACAAATGCACAGAAATGTGACTGGCGTTGTTGGATTTGTCAACATTCTGGATGTGTACGAATATATCGGCGCAGCTGATATCACTATTCAGAACCAGTTCGGTTTCCAGTATATGAAAGACTTCCTGGGATTCAACACAATCTTCCTGTTATCTGAAAGTGAGATTCCGAGAGGAACAGTAATCGCTACACCTGTAGAAAACATCGTTCTTTACTACGTAGATCCGAATGAATCTGACTTTGCGAGAGCTGGTCTGGTATACACCGTTTCCGGCGAAACAAACTTGATCGGATTCCATACACAGGGCAACTACCACACAGCAGTGTCCGAAGCGTTCGCAATCATGGGACTTACTCTCTTTGCGGAGTACATTGACGCTATTGCTGTCGGAACTATCAACGCAACTCAGACGCTTGGAACTCTGACTGTAAACTCTGCGGCAGGAAGTAAGAGTGGAGATACAAAAGTGACTGTCACTCCGACAAAAGCAAGCGCAGGAAATGCATATAAGTACAAAGTTGCATCTTCCGAGACTACTGTAGATTATGGCCAGAATGTGAAGAACTGGACTGCGTGGGATGGAGAAGCTGACATTACCGCAGCAACAGGGCAGATGATCACAGTGGTTGAGTGTGACAGTACCTATAAGGCGTTGAGTGCCGGACATGCGACTGTAACAGCAAAATGATGATCGTGGGAGGTAACTGGCATGGCTTATGCAGATTATAAATTCTATACAGAATCATTCGGCAATGTCGTGCCAGAAGCCGACTTTCCACGACTGGCAGAAAGAGCTAGTGATTTTGTGGACACAATGACATTTGACAGGCTGGTGGACGGGCTGCCAACAAACGAACACTCTCAGAAGCGTATCAAAAAGGCGGTCTGTTCATTGGCTGAATTAATGTATCAGATTGAGCTTGCTGAAAAGAATGCTATCAATCAGGCATCGGCAAATGTAACCGACATAAATGTCGGGAACATCTCAACAGGCATTGTAACATCTGTATCTTCTGGCAGTGAATCCATCTCTTACGCAACACCTCAACAGATTGGGGCGAGTGCAAAAGAATGGAGCGCGGTATATGCCGCCGTCGGAGATGTACAGAAAACGAACGACTTACTCTTAAAGACAGCTTTACCGCTTCTGATGGGAGTAAGGACGGATGATGGAATACCAATTTTATATGCGGGGGTGTGAGTATGATTTGCAATAAAAAGGCTTATTCAGATATGCGTAAAGACTGTGAAAGTTGTTCAAACAAAGAGCAGTGTTGGAACGGTAAAAATGTTGGAGTAGCCTATTTAGATGCAAGCATCGCAGAAAAAGCATCACGACCGAATTCGAGAGAAACAATGACTATAAATGTCGGCGGTGTTCTTACAACGGCATATAAAGATGATATTGAAAGAGAAATATATAAGGCTTTACGAGAGCCTTTTTCTCTGAATTTTGGAGCATAAGGAGTGATTATATGGACATTTCAACATTAGGCTCATGTATCGCAATCGTTATGATTTGCTACATCGTAGGAATGGGCTGTAAAGCATCAAAAAGAATCTCTGATGAATGGATTCCAGTAATCATGGCGGTTATTGGTGGGATTCTTGGAGCTGTCGGAATGGGAGTTATCCCGGATTTCCCGGCATCGGACTATATCACGGCGGTTGCAGTCGGTATGTTTAACGGATTGTCGGCTACTGGTGTGAATCAGGTTATTAAGCAGACAGTGCAGAAAGAATAATTAAGGAGAGGGTATCATGTATAGCAAAACTGTGACGATTTTTGATTATTATGAATCAGCCACGACAGGAGATGTGTACTGGTATCCTCATGTTTTATCCGGCGTTGACCTCATTACGGACAAAGGAGCAATCCTTAAGAAGTACGGACCAGACGCAACAGACAACGCACAGTTACACGTACGCTATACCGCCCAGAATGGCGATATAACCATTACTGATAAAGACAGCAAGATTCTTCCATGGATGCCACCTAAAGAGTGGAAACAGCAGATTAACAACGCTCTGGAGGACACTATTACATTCTCGGATGAATCATTCTTCTGGGAGGGTGAGTGGATTGGCGGAACGGTAACCGATAGCGATTATCGGAATGGATTCTATCAGTACATGAATGAGAACAGAGATAACGTGTTTAAGATTACCAGTGTTGGCGGTCCGTATACGCTGATTCCACATTTTGAGATTCTGGGTAAGTAATATGAGTAAGATTCATCATTTCAAAGGATTCTCCATAGTCGATGGAGATATGAAAATCAAGCTGAATATGGACAGGTTTTCCAGACAGTATCAAGAAGCCCAGTATCTCCTTGACGGAATGGTTATGGACAGCATGGTTCCATTTATGCCAATGATTACCGGAAATTTTATCAATCGGACAAGAGTTGAGAGTACATCTTTGCAAGGAACTGGGAAAGTATGCGCGGCGGCGGCTCCTTATGGGCGTTTTCTGTACGAGGGGAAAGGAATGGTTGATGAAGCAACTGGAAGTCCCTACGCAAGACGTGGAGCAAAGAAAGTTCTTGTTAGTCAGTTTTCTGGTCAGACAGCCGCAAAGGAAAATCTTGAATACACCAAACAAATTCACCCACAGGCACAAGCAAAGTGGTTCGATGCCGCTAAACGACAATACGGTAGCACATGGATTCGCAAAGTAAAAGCACAGGCAGGAGGTGGCAGACATGGCGGATAAACCTATCGGAAAAGATGCAACCGGATACGAGATTCTGACAGATGCCATGAAAGCACTTCTGAACCAGTATCCGGGACTATATGAAAATGAAACAATCAAGTTTGAGGAACTTGGCAAGGAGTCCGGAATTGCGTTCTCGGCAGACAACGGGGCGCTGATCTATTCAGAAAAAGAAGATGTTTGCGGAACGATGCATCAGGTATGTCAGTACCCATTTTACGTGGTATATCGTACAGCATCTGACAAAGAAAGGCAGAAACTATCTGTTCAGAAGTTCCTTGACAATCTCGGTAAATGGATATGCCGGGAACCAGTTATTATAAATGGCTCTGAGACGCGTTTAAATGTGTTTCCAGAGCTTTCACAGGGGCGAGTGATAAAACGTATCACACGTGACAACTCCTATGGTTTAGAACCGCAGGAGAACGGCGTACAGGACTGGTTGCTTCCAATCACAGTAAAATACGAATATGACTGGGAAAAATGGTGATTACACCACTTAAATATAACAACTAACCGGCTATCAATTGGAGATAGTCGCTAACCTACACAGCCTTTAAGAGTTATAGGCAGAAAGGACATTTCTATGGCAGTTACAGGCAAAATTGACCGTAAATACATGGCTCATTATATTGACGCAGGTTCCCTCTGTGGAGGACTGACGCCGAAATATGAGCGTCTTGGAAAGGACCTGGAAGAGTATAACGTAGAACTCAATCCAGATACTGAAACATCTAAAAACATTCTTGGAGAATCCACATTTAAACACAACGGCTATGAAGTTTCTTCTGACGCTGATCCGTTCTATGCAGACACTACTTCTGATCTGTTTACAGCATTGCAGAAGATTGTAGATGGACGTCTCAAAGACGACAACCTCAAAACAAAAGCAGTTGAAGTTCATCTCTGGACAGAAGCCACGGCAGGCAAGTATGAAGCATACCAGCAGGACTGTTACGTTGTACCGACTTCCTATGGCGGCGATACATCCGGCTATCAGATTCCGTTTACTGTGAACTACGTTGGTGAGCGTGTAAAAGGAAAATTTGATATCAGTTCCGGTACATTCACAGCCGACAGTGAATAAACACATATACAAGGAGGACATGCTAAATGGCAAAAATAATTAACGCCAAAATTGATGATGGAATTCTCATTTTTACATTCACAAATAACAAAGACGAAGTTTTTTCTTCTTTCAAACTGAATCCGACCGATATCAATGTAGCAGCACGTGCAGAGGAGCTGACAGAATATTTTGAACAATTCAAAGATTCTATTCAGAAAGTTACTTCCGGAAAAGAAATGGCAGAGTTAAATAAACAGCTCGAAGATAAGATCAACTATCTGCTTGGCTACGAAGCATCAAAAGACCTGTTTAAAGAACCAATTACCGCAACAACTGTATTCGGTAATGGCCAGGTATTTGCTTATATCGTTCTGGACAAGATCGCAGAAGCAATCGCACCGGAAATTGAAAAGAGAAAAAAGAAAATGCAGGCAGCAGTTAACAAGTATACGGAGAAATATGAAAAATGACCGCCTATGAGCTTCCCACCTCACTGAACATAAGTGGGGTGGATTTTTCTATCAGAACGGATTTTCGAGCAATCATTGATATTCTCATTGCGCAGAATGATCCAGAGTTAGACGAACAGGCAAAAGCAGTTGTTATGTTGCAGATTCTGTTCGAGGATTGGCAAAGCATACCCTCAGAACATCTTGTAGAAGCTTGTCGGAAAGCTTGCGAGTTTATTGACTGTGGTCAAGTTGACGATAGTCCGAATAAACCCAAACCTCGCTTGATGGACTGGAAACAAGACGGAGATATGATCGTTCCGGCTGTAAACAAGGTTGCTGGTAAAGAAATCAGAGCCGTTCCATACATGCACTGGTGGACGTTCTTTGGATACTTTATGGAATCCGGTGAATGCCTTTTTAATACAGTGGTTGGGATCCGTTCTAAAAAGGCGAAGGGCGAAAAGCTCGATAAATGGGAAAAGAAATTCTATCAAGAGAACAAGAACATTATTGATATAAAAACACGTCTCAGCGATGAGGAGCAAGCTTATAAAGATAAGCTGAATGAGATGTTGAACCTCAAATAGTTAGGAGGTGGACACATGGCTGCTGATGGCTCAATTATTATTGATACCAAGTTTGATACATCTGGAATTGATAATGGAGTATCAAGGATTAAACAGTCATTTAACAGCCTTGGTAGTGCTGTAAAAAAAATCGGTCTACTGATTGGTGGGACTTTTGCAGTTGGTAAGTTAGTACAGTTTGGAAAAGAGTGCGTTGCCCTTGGTTCCGACCTCGCAGAAGTTCAGAATGTGGTCGATGTTACATTTACCACCATGTCGGATAAGGTCAATGAATTTGCAAAGAATTCAATGGTCTCAGCCGGACTGTCAGAGACAATGGCAAAAAGGTATGTTGGTACGTTCGGAGCAATGTCTAAGTCATTCGGATTCTCAGAGGCACAGGCTTATGATATGTCAACGGCTCTGACACAGCTTACTGGTGACGTAGCATCATTTTACAATATCAGTCAAGACTTGGCTTATATCAAGCTAAAATCAGTGTTTACGGGCGAAACAGAAACGCTCAAGGACCTCGGCGTGGTAATGACCCAGTCGGCACTTGACCAATACGCACTTGCAAACGGCTATGGCAAAACCACATCTGCCATGACCGAACAGGAGAAAGTTGCTCTCCGATTGGCTTTTGTGCAGAAACAGTTATCAGCCGCATCTGGAGACTTCATTCGTACTTCTGACAGCTGGGCGAACCAGGTGCGAGTGATGCAGTTGCAGTTGCAGTCCCTCAAGGCAACAGTCGGACAAGGGCTGATTAATATTTTTACACCTGTTCTGAAAGTAATCAATATTCTTCTCGGCAAACTGGCGACTCTGGCAAACGCATTTAAGTCATTCACGGAGCTTATTACTGGCAAGAAATCATCAGGTCAGACAGGTGGAAGCGGCGCAGGGCTTGCCGGAACAGATACAATTGCAGATACGGCAGATCAGTATGGACAGGCAGCCGATAATGCAGAGAAACTGGCAGATGCCACGAACGACAATGCAAAAGCAACAAAAAAAGCGAATAAGGAAACAAAAAATTATCTTTCTTCATTAGACGAAATACACAAAGCTACCTCTACAGATAGTAGCTCTTCCATACCATCTTCATCTGGCGGGAGTGGTGGAGCGTCTGGAGGATTATCTGGTGCAGTAAGCAATGTGGATTACGGAAAACTTGCAGAAGGCGAAACGACTATTAAAAAAATGTCCAAGCCGCTTGATTCCATAATAAAGAAGTTTAAAAAATTAGCCAAATTGCTATCAAAAGGATTCTGGGATGGACTAGGCGATTACAAACCGATTTTTGATGATATTAAGGAAAATATTAACTCTATCGGGAAATCCTTGCAGAATATATTTACTGATCCAGAAGTAATTGGAGCGGCAAGTGATTTTTTAGATACATTTGCCTATTCCATTGGAAGAGTATCTGGATCTTTTTCGAGGATTGGAATAACAATTGCTCAAAATCTTATTGGAGGAATAGAAAAATTTCTAAAGCAAAACACCAGTAGAATAAAAACATATTTAATTGATATGTTTGATATTGGATCTGAGGTTGCTCAAATTGAAGGAAATTTTTCATCCGCTCTAGCAGAGGTATTTTCTGCATTTGGTGGAGAAATTGCGCAGCAGATAACAGCCAATATCATAGGGATATTCTCAAATATCTCAATGACTGCTATGGGATTATGTGCAAGACTTGGAAGAGATATGCTGAATATGATCGCACAGCCGTTCATTGATAATAAGGATATATTAAAAAGCGCAGTCGAAGGAACACTTGGGGTTATCGAAACAATAACCGATGGATTATCGACAGTTATTCAAAATCTTTCTGATTTGGTGACCGCATTATACGACGAGCATTTAAAACCTTTTTTCGATTCAATAGCTAATGGACTTTCAACCATTTTTGGAACTTTAATAGATGGATATAACACATATATTCTACCGGTTCTGCAAGGTTTGGCTTCTAAAATAAAAGAGCTTATGGATGGGGAATTGGGAGAAATGTTTGTAAAGGTCCAAACGTTTCTTGGCAAATTAATAGATATCTTAAAAGAGCTTTGGGAAAATATTTTAGTCCCAATAATTAGCTGGATTATATCGAACGCAATTCCAGTAATAGCAGACGTGGCAAATGTAATTGGTAGCACTGTTATAGAAGCAATAAAATCCGTTATTAAAATTATTGGAGATGTATTAGATGTTCTGAGCGGAGTTATTGATTTTTTGAAAGGAGTTTTTACAGGAGATTGGGAACTGGCATGGAACGGAATCAAAGAAATTGCAAGAGGTGTATGGAACCTTATAAAAGATATTATATCTGGAGCCTGGGAAGCTATTAAGGGAATAGTGGAAACCGCATTAACAATAATAAAAAGTATCATTTCTCTTTCTTGGAACGCAATAAAAACAGTTACTGTTACAATATGGAATGCTATAAAAACATGGCTGTCTAATACTTGGGAAGCAATAAAAACTACAGTCTCGACAGTATTTGATGGAATAAAGTCTAAAATTACAAGAATTTGGGATTCTGTATCAGAAAAAACGTCATCTATATGGGAAAGTATAACAACATTTGTTGACAGAAAAGTAAATGCTATTCATGATGCAATCGTTGATAAATTTACAAGTGCCAGAGATACAGTTGTAAGAGTTTTTGAAGGTATACGCGATACTATCAAAGATATATTAAACAAGGTGATTGGAATTGCAAACAGCGCTATTGGAACTGTAAACAGCGCAATCGGCGTCATTGAATCAGCATTTACATTTGGACCGTGGAAGGTTCCAACTCCGTTTGGATCAAGGACAATTGGATTTACGGCTAATTTCCCAAGAGTTCCTACAATTCCATATCTTGCAAAAGGTGCCGTTATCCCGCCAAGATCAGAGTTCCTTGCAGTGCTTGGAGATCAGAAGAATGGGCGCAACCTGGAAGCACCAGAAGACCTGTTAAGACAAATCGTGAGAGAAGAAACCGGAGGAAATCAGGGTAGTGGTGGAAATTACAGATTTACAGCGCAATTGAACCGCAGAACGATATTTGATGAGATGATTGACGAAGCAAAGTTAAGGCGTGATGCAAGCGGTACAAATCCGTTTGAACTGGCATAGGGGGGGTGAGAACGTGGCATTTTCGATAAGCAAATCAATAACTGATAGATATAAAATAAATGGGCTTCTCATCCCTCAGCCAGATGAGGATATGCAGTGTAATTTTGAAACCACCTATTCAGAAGGAAGTAACCGAACTCAAAAAGGAGTTGCATTGATAACTCCACTTTTTACAGTAATCCAATACAGTTATAAGGCAACTAATGTGCCGGTTGACGAGAAATCAACTAATCTGGTAAATGCGATTATAAAAGGAAAACCATTTATTTTGCATCATTGGTTAGCACATAAAAACGAATGGCGATCAGAAAAATTTTATGTTGGAAAAATGCACTACAATATAAGGCATGTTGGAGAGTATTACTCTGAGATATCGTTTAATATGCAGGGGGTGAATCCACTTGATTAATGTATCAAATACTTTTAAAGAAAAGTTGCAGGATGGTGAGCAAGTAATTGAAATCGTGGAGATCACCTTTGCTGACGGAACAACAAAGACGCTTGAAAACGAGATTATGATCGGCAACAATGACTTTTCCGATTGTGCGGATAGTAGCAGCTTCCCGGTCGGCGCTACAGTTTGCAAAACAATGAAGCTTGAACTGGACAATACAGAGGATCAGTGGAAAGATTATAATTTCTACCAGGCAAAAGTTCACGCCTATTTGAAACTCCAGACTTCCGTAGCAGAACCAGCCAGTGAATCAATTTGGATGGATGATTTTTATGAGCCGATTTTAGACACTGATGGAAACAGCATAGTTCTATCCAGAGCCGCGTCGGAAGACCGATATGAGACGATTGATAAGGGCGTCTATACAATTACCACCCCAGAGCAATACGGTGAAATATTGAGCTTTACGGCGCTGGATGACATGTATAAAACCAATGCTAAATATTATAGTGCTCTGACGCTTCCACAGCCGATTATGGCGCTGGTAAGAGACGCTTGCGAGAGTTTGAATATCCCTATGGGGTTTTCCTCTATGGCACATGGAAATGTAATTGTCACAGCGTTCCCAGATAATATGACATTCCGCCAATTGATCGGTTGGGCGGCAATGTTGGAGACAGCAAACGCCAGGATTGACAATAGAGGGTATTTGCAATTTATTAAGTGGAATTTTGGAGCTGTCGAAAGCGGCTCCTTAGCTCCAACCAGGTTAGAGGATTATGTAAATAGCCCGACTCTTTCCAGTGATGATATTATAATTACCGGCATCAGAGTAAAAAACAAAGAATCAGAATCCCTGTTTGGAAGTGCCGGGTACGTCCTGGAGTTAGAAAACAATCTTCTGTCTGACAGTGACCTCGGAACTGTAGCGGCATGGATTGGCGGTAATCTGGTCGGGGCCAGATTCCGAAATCTGCAGGGGGATCTGATTTATAATCCTCTGTTAGAATTTGGTGATATGGCACGCAGTTTTGATCGAAACGGCAATGGATATCTTACACCAATCACTGATGTATCATCTCCGTTAAATGGCATTACCACTGTAAAAACGCAGGCAGATGATCCCATCCGAAATAGCAGCACATATATGTCGGAAGCTACAAAAGCACTGGTAGAAGCTAGACAACTTGTTAAGGATGAACGCACAGAGCGCGAAAAAGCCGTTGAAAGGCTTAATAATACACTTAAAACTTCTGGTGGTTTATACATGACTGTAGAGCCACAGGATGATGGCAGTAATATCTATTATGCGCATAATAAGCCTACACTGGAAGAATCTGATATTGTATGGAAGTTTACGGCAGAAGCAATTGGCATTTCCATGGATGGAGGAAAGACGTATCCTTATGGATTAAATATTAATGGAGAGCTTATTGCAAGGCTTCTGTACGCAGAGGGAATCAATGCAAGTTATATTAATGCCGGTGCGTTAGTTGTCCGGGACACAAACGGGAAAATTATCTTCTCAGCCGATATTGATAATAACCAGATTGTAATTGACGGCGCATCCGTGCGAATCGGTGCATCACCTTTGGACGGACTGTTAAACAGTATGCAAGGTCAGATTGACGGAAATATCAATACCTGGACCGGGACTCCTGCGCCTACACTTAGCAATTACCCGGCAAACGAGTGGCTAACTGATACAGAAATGAGTAAGCATGTAGGTGATCTGTATTATGATGGAGACAGCCATGCTTACAGATTCCGCAATGATGGAAAAGGGTATTACTGGGAAAGGTTAAAAGACACGGACGTAACAAAAGCATTACAGGATTCCGAGGATGCTTTAGCGGCAGCCAAACAGGCGCAGGAAGCAGCTGCTCTTGCAAAGAATATGACATTGCAGCTGAGTAACGAATACCAGGGTATTTCTGTTGATTCTGATGGAAATTACGGAACGTTTCCGAATAACGTAAACACGCAGGCAGTCGTGATGTACGGAACGCAGGATATTACATCTGATTGTAATTTTACAATTATCAAATCAGATAGCGTAACAGGATCCTGGAATAATGCGACCAAGACATACACAGTAACAGCATTATCCACTGACGATGGATGGGTAGACATCAAAGCAACATATATCAGTGTTTTATCAGTAGTTAAAAGATTTTCGCTGGCTAAAATTTATGCTGGGAAAAATGGTACAAATGGTGTTGACGGTCTCCAGGGACCAAAAGGAGACCAAGGCATACCGGGACCACAAGGAGAACAAGGTATTCAAGGCCCACAAGGACCGAGAGGAGAACAAGGAATTCCTGGAACTCCCGGGGCGGATGGTAAAACGCCGTATTTGCATATTAAATATGCTCCGGTAGAAAATCCAACATCTGGACAGATGACAAAGACACCAGATATTTATATTGGTACTTACACAGATTATTTACAGGATGACAGCACGGATCCAGCTGCCTATACCTGGGCGAAATTTCGCGGGGATGATGGACAGCCCGGAAAGAATGGATATACCTGGATTAAATATGCTTCTATGCCAAACGGCGAAGATATGTCAGATAACCCAGATACTGTTCCATGGATTGATACAGATGGGAATACAATATGTGATACTGTAGGAAATCCAATCTATCTGAAGCCAGAATATGTTGCGTATATCGGAATTGCAAATAATAAGGAAACGCCAACGGAAAGTGATGATCCGGCTGATTATACATGGACCCGATACAAAGGCGCTGATGGGGAAAACGGTTCTGATGGCAAGGATGGAGCAGACGGAAAAGATGGAAAAACAAGTTATACACACATTGCTTATGCGAATTCTGCGGATGGAAAAACAGATTTCTCTGTGTCGGACAGTAATCGTGAGTATATCGGTATGTATGCGGATTTTACCGAGCAAGATAGTACTAATCCAGATGATTACGCGTGGACACTTGTAAAAGGCGCGAATGGCGCACAAGGCATCCCTGGAAAAGCAGGTGCGGACGGAAAGACGCCATATTTCCACATAGCTTATGCGAATAGTGCTGACGGAAAAACTGGCTTTGATGTAGTTGTCAGTGCCGGAAAGCAGTATATTGGCCAATATACTGATTACGACACGCCGGATGATTCCATCGACCCGACAAAATATAGATGGACAAAGATAAAGGGTGAACAGGGCGAAAAAGGAGAACAGGGTGTACCTGGCAGGACATATTTTATCGAGCTTTCATCCAATATCCTAAAGCGAGGACAGGATGATAAGGTTATACCAAGTACAATTACGGCAAAAGCTTATTATCGAGATGGTGACAGTGCTACAAGAACAGCATATTCCGGTAGATGGTATGTGCAAACTTCCACGGATGGCTCTACATTTACAAACGCATTGGTTTCAACTGTGAATGAGCCGAGTAAAAGCTATACTGTTAGCTCGCTGGATAGAAGCATTGTGTCTGTTAGATTTATCTTGTATGCAGCAGATGGAACTACAAATCAGCTGGATATGCAATCTGTCCCTGTGGTGATAGATGTGGACGCGCTTACCCACGAAGAGATATTTAATCTTCTTACAAATAATGGTTCCATGAAAGGAATTTATAAAGAGGGCAACCAGTTATATATTTCGTTCACCTATGCTAAAGGCGGAACGTTGAAGCTTGGCGGTCCGAATAATGGATATGGCACCTTTGAGGTGTACGACGCAAATGGAAATATAATAACTCAAATAGATAACTCGGTTGGGTTTAAAAACTTCAAGGGAAAAGAGTGGTTCCAGATAAATGAGTCTGTAGCTACAGCTGGTTACGATTCCTCCCATGTTCATGGACTTCTTGATTTATCCGCGCAATACTCTGATGGATATTGGACTGTTTTGGAGAGCAAACAAGCTGGTCTTCTTTTAAAAACAGTATCCAGGATGAAAGTTGAGACAACCGGAAGCAGTTCTCTAACTCTCAATGTGCCAGAAATGCCTAAGCTCATAACCGGTAGTAACTTGGGGAAAAATAATAATGGAGATGTCGGAACAATTGCGTCATCCTCTATGCATTATAAAGTACTCGGGAAAACCGTAAAAGAAGACGAACTGGAAGACCTCTATAAAATCAAAGTAATCTGGGCGAAATACAAAGACGGATATCTTATGGAGCAAGATGAACGGTGCGGTAAAGAAATGCCAATGTTTGTTGCAGAGGATATTGACCGAAGATTTCCAATCGCTGTCGATCATAACGAAAAAGGACATGCTGAAAACTGGAACTACCGTATTATGATTCCCTGTATGTTCGCCATGTTGAAGAACGAGCATGAAAAAGTTAAAAATCTGCAATCCGAGCTTGATTCCGTGAAAGCGGAATTGAATGAATTAAAGCAACTTGTTAAACAACATATTTCAATGGAGGTATAAGATTATGGCAAATAACATATGGAACAACTACACAGAAAAAACAGCAACACCAGTAGATGCAGATGAAGTAATGGTTCGTGATTCCACAGACGGAAAAAACAAAAGACTTCTTTTTGGCACTTTCTGGAAGTGGGTAGCTAAGAAATTAAACGAGGCTACCATTTCGGAATTGCAAACTAGTAACAAGACAATCATCGGGGCAATAAATGCACTAAATAGTGACTGTTCAAAAACAAAGGTTTTCACAATGCAAACCGAATACGGACATCTATATTTAAAAAAAAATGTAAACGTGGTAGGTGTATACGGCTTATTTGAAAACTTACCGCTTAATACGAAACAAATTAAAATAACAAAAGATTATAAAGATTTTAATCCTAATTATAACCATGCAGTTTTAGATGTAAAAAGTGGTGAAGCGCCCTTTGTTACTGTTGGCTCCATATGGTTGTATCCTGACGGACAAACAATGCAATTATATAAGCCCGCGAATCTTTCAAAAGCTTATATTGTAGGAAACTATGCTATACAGGCATAATAGTGACTTTCGACCTTTGAACAGATTACTATTTTAACGCCTACAAGTAATAAAAAATCCATGCCAATTATTTGCAAAGTTTGAACCATCTTTATGCCTGATTTCTATAGATGTTTCGCCTTGCATGGTAATGCTATATAGTGAGTTGCAAAAAGTTTGCGAAAAGTATTACGCGATATCTGGTGAAAGTAATGTTGCAGAAGACCAATCAGGAAGAGCAACATATATTGTTTTTTTTGGAAATATCAACACTAATATCGCAATTAGCACCAGCAAGCTTAGTTATTATTGCATTATTAAAAGTGTTTATTCCAATGTAATATAACGATGAATCTTTTTGATTTTGAGTTATAAACATAATAATACTGCATCTTAAAGTATTATATGTAAATGTTAAAGTTCCGCTACTGCTGGTATTTGATTTCTTTATACAATATAACGCTACTAGTTTAGAAGTCTCACTATTTTATGTGTTAGAGAGCTGCGGAAATTATAGCCTCCTTATCACGGTACAGCTATACTTGTGGTAAGGAGGTGATGTCATTATGACAGAGAATTTAATCATGGTAGATATATTGTATAAAGAGTTTATGCTAAAGAGCACTCCAAATGGGGTGCTTTTTATTATGCACTTTTTTTAACCTCAAAAACGAAAGGAGAACATACATGAATATCAATACCTCATTAATCAGCAACAACAACAGCTACGCAGGACAAACACCTCGGTATATTGTCATCCATAATACAGATAATATAGCCAAAACAGCAGATGCCAAAGCACACGCCACTGCACAACATAATGGCAATTTTCATGGCTATTCAGCCCATGTATTCGTTGACGATAAGTCAGCATACCAAGCCTTGCCGTACAATCGTGGAGCATGGCATGTTGGGGTAGATTACGGCGGTAAACTTTTTGGAACTGTAAATAATCATAATTCCATCGGAATTGAAATGTGTATGAATGCCGGATATAA